TAAGGCACTTTCTTTGATTCGCCGTTAACCGTTATTTCAATGAATCCCTCGGGGTCAGCAGGCAGGGTCGCACCGCCCGCCGTAGCGGTTGGGGCGCTTGTAAAGTTCAGAAGGTTCAAGAAGAACAGTTGCCATGCCCGCGTGGGCCTCCCAGTCTGATCCGCCATCTGGCTCGTTGGAATGCGTTGATTTTGAGGTGTTGACATTAGTTTTCTCCCGCCTCGGCCTTTAAGTTGGCCGACACAATGACCGCCTTGACCGGATCAGAAATAGAAACCTCGAACACTTTGTCCCGCGACCATCCCAACCGCCGCCAGATGGCTCGGTTCTGATACTTGCCCTGCTTTCCTATGCTCGTCCAATACTCATTCGACCAAGTCGAGCCGCCGTCATTGGACCAGCGCAACATTGCTTGGGGATTCTGCCCCTGGCCAGTCGAGGTTCCAACGCCAGGCTGGAATTGGATTTGCAGTTCATGGAAATACTGCCTCTGGAGGTCGGTGGTAATGTGCGGAGCCCGCCTAATCCTGCGGATGGGTGCGCCGTCATCGGTGTAAAACTCTCTTGCGACCTGATAAATCTTGCCGTTTTCGTAGTCCCCAACCAAGACTTGCTGGTTGAAAAACGCGCAACAGTTCCCCCGATGCCGCTCAAACTGGTTCATGTTGTTCCGATAAAGCCACTTGTGCCATAAGCCGGTGGTGTTATCAAAGGCCCAAGTCAGTCCATTTTCTCCAATTGAGGGGAAAGTTACCACATAGACCTCATGCCCCTCTAACTGGTAAGTCCACGCAAGAGCGTCTTCAACATTCTGGTTGACTAGGGTCGTTTCCACCGCATGAGTCGAGATGCGCTCGGGGAAATATCCATTCATGCGGACAATCATGGCCTCGCCACGGTTGTTCTTGGAGACATAGGCAAAGGAGTTCCCCATCCGAGCGCACGACCGTTTGGCGGCAATTCCCTGCTGAGTTGATGTGCCAGGAATGCGGGTAAAGGGAAACGGAACCCCACCAGAGTCGATCCAGACCTCGGAAGACATCTCCCCAAGAAGATAGACTTCCCGCCGGTCAACAATAATCGCCACTAGATCATCTGGTGATCCATCTTTTGAGGCAAAAGACAGGGGGTCGGTAATGGGGGAGAGAAGGTCAGAAGATGCCCAAAGTTGCGAGTTGGGTTTGTTGTAAACAAAATAGTTGTCGGTGATGTCCACCGTTCCACCACCTTCAAACGCGCCGTCAGTCGCGGGCAGAACAGTCCAGTTAAGGGCATAAATAGTTGCGCTGGCTGCCGTTTGAGATGGGCTCACCGTGTAGGTGCCGGTGCCACCAGAACCCGTCCCAAAGGCCGTGATGATGGTGCCATTGGTCACATTGGCGCCCTCAAGGGTCTGACCAATCTGCAAAGTTCCGCTGGTAGCCACCGTCACATCTAAGGTTGTGCCGGTGATGTCGCCCGTGACCGTTGCAGCCGAGGTGACGGCGTTGATCGAGGTTGATGCCACGGTTTGCGAGTTGCTGACCGTGTAGGTTCCTGTGCCACCGGTTCCCGTTCCCAACGCGGTGATTACGGTGTTTTGTGCAATTCCCTCTCCAAAAATGGCCTGCCCGACTGCAATTGTGCCGCTCAAAACAGAAGAAACCGTCAGCGTGGTGGTAGTAATTGAGCCGGTAAAGATGGCCGAGGATGGGTTCGAGATGAACCATGTGTAACGATATGCATCGTCCACAATGTAGACATTGACCCCGTTGTCCACGATGCCGACCAGGCCGGTAGAAGTGTTCAGTTGCCCAATCATCTTGGGCGTGTAATCCGATTCCATCACATAGGCAAAGTCGCCGCAGACCACCACCACTTGAGTCCCACCAGAAAGGGTGCGGATTCCCCGCACTTCCTCTTGGTTTGGCAGGATGGCTACGGTCTGGAGGCCAGGCGTTGGGTAAAGCGCCATGACACCCCTTTCGCCCTGCGCTTTGGTCGGATCAATCTCTGGGTAGAAATTGATGCACTCTTGCGCATCCTGATAGATAGAGGGCGCCTCGTAGGCCGCGCCAACGAACCCGAAATCCGGCATTAAAAGCCTCCGGTCAGAATCCAGCCCGCATCCGCTCTCTTGCCCACAATCAGCGTGTCCTCAAATCTCGCGACCTGGGCGGGGCGCATATTGGTGCGCTTGATTGTCGCCTTTGCATGGCCGGCAAATGAATTGATCATCTGAATTTGTGTTGGGCTCGCCTTTCCATACATGGGCATGAGCCGCTCGGCCAGGCACCAACGCAGGGCCATGAAATAACCCTGGGGAATCACAATCTCGTCATTGATCGAGGTGAACCGCTGGAAAATGGTGTCGGTGAAGATATGCATCTCGCCTTGCGAGGGGTTTGGCCACACCGTAATCGTTCCCAATGTCTCGCCTGGCTGATAATAAAGCGCCCGCGGCCAAGGTCCATTGAGAGTCTTGAGGCCGATAAGTTCGTAGTTCTCGAGGTTGAGAATGGTCACCGGATAGTCCAAACCGCCATTCAGGATGGGCTGGCCGTTGGAATTGGTGTTAACCCGCACAAACGCGGAGTTGATGTTTAGGGGGCGCTCGTAATAAGCGGAAATGGTCGTGGAGGCCGCAGTCTGCGCAATGTTGACGGTGTAGGTTCCGTCCGAGTTCACATTCCCGCCAGCGCCCGAGCCGAACCGCACAATCTTGGTTCCCGCAGCGATACCGGAGCCCGAAAGGGTCATTCCGAGAGCAATCGCGCCGTCAGAAACATCGGTCACCGTGAGCGTAGTCCCAGAGATGGAGCCGGTAATCGTCCCGCCTATTTGCCCGCCTGGGCCGATGGTGTATTGGGTCTGCCCTTGGGTAAGGGTGAAGATGATCTCGGTCTTGTAGAAGACCATCATTGACTCATTCGACCATTGGTCGAGCATATCGTTGAGCATATCGAATGCGTCTTGCGCATCCGCAGGGGCTGGGGTCTCACCGGCTTCCAGAGCCCCGATGTCTTTCAGGGCGCGGGAGATGATGTCGATTGGTTGCGTCATATCGTCACCTTAAATGTGTCCACGGCCCAGGGCGGCTTAGTCGAGACTTGCGACCGCAGCGCATCCAGTTGCTCTTGTAATCTGTATTTTATGAGATGTTTGCCGTCTTGGGTAGCGTCTAAATCGACCCAATGGGCGACTAAGTGTTCAGAGGTTTCGGCATCGACTGTGTGCGCGGTGCGCATCCTCCAGTTTCCCTCGGTCTCCACCATGTTTTGATCATCCGATGCCTTGCACCGGTATTTCACCGCTTTGAGAGCGCCGTCATCAATGACGGTCTCTAAAATTTTCCATTCAAACTGGGTCATTGTTTATCCATGAAATGGTTTCTTCGTCCCATTGGTAACGCTCACCGTCATCAGGATACGGGACAGGGGCATTCCAAAGGCAAGTGTTTTCATCCAATAACCAAGACGCAAAGGGTTTGGGAGGGATAAACGCATCACGGCCCGCATCGTATGTATATCCGATGCCAGCATAATTCTTGCGGAAAGGTGTGCCGCCACCTGAGTGAACATTCCCATGGGTATTGTATGAGGTGCGCTTGCAGGGTTGACCTCGGAATGCGCCATAGTGCGCCTCCCAATCGACCCCTTCCTCGCCTTCGTTTTTGCCGACAATGACCTCGGTGATGATATTGTTTTCATCAAGAAATGCGTAATGTGCCATTGTTAACTCCAAGAGGCGTTGCCCGTGCCAGCGGTAAAAGTTGCAACGGTAAATCCGCCAGAAGTTGATGTGGAATAGGTTAGTCCACCACCAGGGTTAGAGATTGTGTAGTTGTCTGGGTATTTGATAATAACAACGCCGGAACCCCCGCCGGAATTTCCGCCTCCTCCCCCGCCTGTGTTGACTGTCCCTGCAACCCCCGTTCCTGCCCCGCCGCCCCCTGAACCTCCGGAACCGCTAGTGCTTACTCCAAAACCGCCCCCGCCCCCGCCGCGGGTCACAGATGAGCCGGTAATAGAAGACGAAACGCCGGCCCCCCCGTTTCCAGCCGTCCCTCCGGATGTGTTTCCGCCTACTGCGCTGGCGCCCCCGCCCCCACCGCCCGCTTGCCCGTTGCCTCCTGAACCTCCGGCGTAACCTTGATTTGCTGTGCCCGATCCACCAGACACAATTGATCCGCCGCTATATCCGCCTCCGCCGGACCCGCCGCTCCCGTTTTGAGCGCCGCCTCCGGTTGATGTAACGGTGCTAAAAACGGAATTTGATCCTTGGGTATTGTTGGGGCCGCCACCGCCAACGGTGACCGTATAATTGGTCGAAATTGTTATTGTTAATGCTGATTCTGCAGATGCACCGCCACCGGATGACTCCCCCGTGACTGAACACCTATAACCGCCTGCGCCACCGCCCGCAGTTTCCCCACCCCCACCCCCAGCAATAACAAGGAAGTCAGCAGAAAAAGTTGAAGATTTGCCTTTAGCACCCAAAAGCATGGCATGAATTCCACTCATTACGACACATTCCCCGAAATAACACAGACTGTTCCACTAATAAACAGAATGGTCGCAACGCCCCTTGTCGCCAAACTAACAGTCGCTTTGTCTGCATCTGTTCCCGCAATATAGGCAGTCGTGATTGTGCAAGTGATTGTGATTGCGCCCGAGGTGTTATTGAAAATGGAAATGATGTCGCCCTCGGCAAAAGTTGCGTCAGGAATGGTGATTGAACCACCCGAACCCACTTGCACATATTTGCCGACATCTGCGGTTTGGAGCGTGTAGGAAGTGGTTTTAGTGCCAACCGCAGGAATGTTTCGATAACCGACCGCATTGGTTCCATCGACCGTGCAATTGCTCAAATTGCCAGAAGTTGGAGTCCCCAACACCGGAGTTACCAGCGTTGGGGTGTTGGCAAATACAAGAGCCCCTGTGCCGGTCTCGTCTGTTACCGCAGACGCAAGGTTCGCAGATGATGGAGTTCCGAGCCAGGTCGCAACGCCCGTTCCCAATGATGTCAGACCCGTGCCGCCATAAGCCGCGCCAAGCGCATTGGTGGGCGTTAGGCTGGTGGCCGTCAACGCACCCGTGCTGGGGTTAAAAGTCAGTTTGGTCGATGAGACATCAAGGGTTGTTTCTGTTCCCGTGGTGAGGTCGCTAAAAGTCAGATAACGGGTCGCGTTGGTCGTTGTATCGTCCGCAATCGTGATTCCGTTGGCATTTGCTTCCCAAGTGGGGTCAGATGCCCCATTTGAGGTCAGCACATAGCCAGCCGTCCCGCTTGAGCCGTTCAATGACAGGGTTCCGGTTAGGTTCAAATCGTTGCTGACCGTGGCGGTGGTGAGCGCCGCCGTTCCGATGGTGACCGTCTGATTGCTCCCAATCCGCATTGCCTCGGTCGGCGTTTGGCTACCGTCTGGAGTCGTTTTGAACACCATCCGCGCCGGCATATCGTTGGAGCCTGGGGTTCCATCGACCTCCACATCAATTCGGGCCGCTAATGCTAAGTCTGTGCCATCAAACCCTGCGGCAATAAATGATGCCAAAGAGTCGTTATTCTGAACCACGGTGGGAACCGCAAGCGTTCCTCGGCTTCTGCAAGCATAAACAATCGCAGGGGAAGCGGCGGTCGTATTGTTAGCGTGGACAAACCCGCCCAACACGCCAGACCCTTCGTCTTTGACGCAAAACTTGCTGGTAATGGTTACACCAGCAACCACCCCCGATGGAGAACCCCCAATTCCAACGCCACCCGTTCCCTTGGGATCAATCAAGATGTTGATATTGGCATCCGTGCCATCCGCCGCCAATGTAGTGCCTGCGAGAGTAACGCCCGCAGCCGCGACATTGGTGTCAAAAGTTGTGGCATTGACGGTTGTGAAAGTTGCGCTATTTGGGGTGGTGTTTCCAATGACTGGTGGCGCTGACAGATCAAGAGCCCCGCCAAGGGTTAAATCTCCAGATGAGGTGACGGTTCCCGATAAGGAGATGCCCGAGACCGTGCCAGTCCCGCCAACGCTGGTGACTGTTCCGGTGGTCGGTGTCGCCCAAGACGGAACCCCAGAGGCCAAAGTCAAGACTTGCCCATTGGAACCCGTAGCCAAGAACGCTGTTGCGCCTGCGGCGGTTTGGTAAGGCACATTTCCTGATGCACCGCCCGCAAGGTTGGTTGCGGTCGTTGCGCTTGAGGCGCTTCCAGCAGTTGTTGCGCTTGTTGCAGTCGCCGCATTGCCGGAAATGTCGATGTTGTAAGTTCCGGTTAGCCGTCCAGAATCGATGGTTCCAGAGGTGATTGCAGAGCCCGCGATGGCAATGCTTACATCAGCCGCCGCCGTCAGTTGTCCTTGGGCGTTGACCGTAAAGGTCGCAACCTGGGAGCCCGAGCCATAAGAAGCAGGGGTGACCGCGGTGTTGGCAATGTTGAAAGTATTGCCGCCCGTCAGGGTCAGGCCCGTTCCCGCAAAGTAAACACCGCCCACCGAAAAGTTGTTCCAAGTGATTGCGGTGACCCCAAGAGTCCCCCCAGGCTGGATTGGGCAATACCATGCAGTGCCTGCCTGCCCGCCCTCGGACACAAACACCAAGGCCGAGACCATCTCGTCCCATGTATTTGCATCAGGGGAGCGCGACCAAGCGCCAGATGCGGCCACATAAATGCCGTTTTCGTAGTCATCGGTCTGGTCTTTAACCAGCACTCGGTCACCCGCAACCACGGAAACCCCATCAATTGTCTGAGCGCCCGACAGGGTGATGTCCACGGTCGTGGCCGCAACCACCGGCTGCTTCCATGAGATTCCCAACGCAAGGGAGTCCACATAGAGTTTGGTTGTTAGGTCATTGTTGCCGACCGGCTGGTTTTGTTGCGATGCGGTCGTAAACTGAGCCGCTGCTGGTGTGGTCTGGCCAATCGTTGTGGAGTTGATGGTCGAGTTGGTAATCGACACCCCATCCAAAACGGGGTTCACGGGGGCATAAAAAGGCGTTCCCGCAGGCCCGATTAGGTTGATGCACTCATAGGGAGGCAGGGGCTGAAAAGTTCCTTGAACCGGAACGATGTTGGTCGTTATGGTCTTGGCGGTGTCGTTTGACATGGTAAATCCTTATTCGGTGGCCACCAGCGTCATATAAAGTTCGTTAGCCGATGTTGAAATAGCCTTCACAAACACATTAGGAGCGCCGCAATCAATGACCAGCGGGTAGAACATGGACGGGCCAAGAATAAATGCTCCGCTTCCCTCGTTTGCTGCGACTGTTGGGGTCGGGACATTTGCCGAGGAAGTTCCAAATGTGATCGCAGCCGTTCCCGTGCCGGTGTTGAGCAGGGCAACGCGGAAGGCGCGGGTTGGGGTGTTGGAAACCAGTTGCAGGGCATTGGATGCCGAGGTGGTCAAGGTAAGCCGGTAAGTCGGCGATAAGATTTTCAGGGAGTCCATTAGGAAACCTCGCTCATAAGATGGTTGACGGAAAAACGGGGTTCATAGAGCCCTTGCGGGCCGTTGATTTCTTCAAGTTGAGCCTTGAGTTCAGCAGAAACGGCAACGATTGCCCATGTGTCGTAATTCTTGATCATGGCCTCTAAGAGCCCTCCGCATCGTTGCTTAAATACATTTGGCGCAAGTCTAATCATGTCGGCAAGGGTCTGAGTTTGAGTCAAATAGTCCAAATAGGTCACAAAATGCTCGTCACCGGCTTGAATTACTGCCATTTCTGGCCGCATTTCATTTCGATCAACATGATCCTGCCCTATTGTAAAGGAACCCTCGCACCCGTAAAGGGTTATATCGTAAAAACCTTGATTGATTGCCAGCGAAAGCGCCCTAGATGCGGTCGTTGTCCCGCCGGTAATTCCATCAGGGTCGGTCTCGAACATATCGAAAAAGGATACTTTGGGGAAGAACTCTCGCATCTGCGGATGGCAGAGCGTTGCAAGATAGGCTTCTTCTACGCCATCGACCATTTCTTTTGGAAATAAGCCTGGGTCAACCGTTATAAATTTGGATTTGATGCCTCTGTCATCAAGCCACTTTGCCGTGGCGTTAATTGCCCAGATTTCTCCATCCCATTCCCGCAATTCATCAAGCCGGTCAGATACCGATGGGCCACCGCCAACGATGGCAAGTTTGCCGCCGTGCGGTTCTTTTTTAGGGAGTCTGGGGAGTCCTGCGCAAGTCAGCGCATTTTCTTTGAGCCGATCAAGTGGCTCGGCGCATTGAGAAATGATTTCTAATCTGAATGTCATAAGAAAAGGGGGCTTTCGCCCCCTCTCCTTAATTACTGCTTACGAACCCGCAATCAAACCGAGGGCAACCAAACTGGCTCGGATTTCCTCAAGTTGCGCAATCGCTTGGTTAAAAGCGGTGGCAGTTGAGAATCCGAAACCAGCGGTGGTGGCCGTGGTCAGCGTGAGGGCGGCTTGCGCCGACCCTGAGGGTTGAACAATGGGGGTGACCCCATAAAAGCCGAGTTTATCGGTTGCAGCGCCAGCCAATTGAATGCCATCGGTGGAATCACCGTTGAACAGATAATTGGTGGTCTGGGTGGTTGCTGGGCCTGGATTGGGCATGATAGTTTCCTTTCCTAGTTAGGCTGCGACTCGGCAAGCGAGTTCAGGGTAGAGGGGAGCCCAACCGTAGAGAACATCAAGACGGGTGGGGATCGAGTCG